ATAATACTATGCCGTCGATGATTCCTGACCTTATTGCAAATTCAGAGTTTTTAGGTTCTTTAACTTTAGAAGAAGATGTAAAAGGTACAAGAGAAATTGCATTGCTTAACGCAGATGTAACACTTCAAGCTAAAGTTGCTTGTACACCTTCTCCTGACGGTTCAGTAATCTTCACTAAGAAAAACTTAACTACTGTTCCTTTGTATGCAGGTATCGAGTTTTGTAATGAAGACTTGAATACTAAAATGACGCAAGTACTTAATAAAGTAGGTTTAAAAATGCAAGACGGTCAACTTCCTGCTGAATTGGAATCTATCTTAATGGCTTACTTGTTGAAACAATTAGAGCGTAAAGCACAAAGATTAGTTGTTCTTGGAGATACTGGATCAGTTGATGCTGAACTTGCACTTATGGATGGTCTTATTAAATTGATTAATGCAGACGGTACAGTAATAGATTATAATTCAACTGAAACTACTATTACAGATGCTAACGGATATGATATTGCTTACGGTTTATACAAAGCAATTGACCCTGAAGTATTCGATGCAGGTGTACCAGTAGCAATCTACACAGGTAGAACTGAAGCATTATCTATTATCAAACAATGGAATGATGATAACCCTTACTCACAAATGCCAATTCCAGCAGGAGGAACTTCTTTACGTTTCACTTTGCCTTTGACAGATGTTGAGATTGTTACTCTTCCTGAGTTAAGCGGACTTGAAGATATGTACGCTATTCCATTATCATTGACTTTCTTAGGAATTGATGCTAAAGAAGATATGGTTTATGATATCAAATACGATGATTACAATGACAAATTGAAAGCTGAGGCTTCATTTAGATTAGGAACTCAAATCGTATGGGGAAAATACTTTACTAAATTAGTATTAACAGCATCTTAATATAAAGCAATATGTGTGAATTAACAAGTGGATATGATAAACTTTGTGACAGAGCAGGTGGTATTGATACGCTTTATGCGTTTAGTACTAAAGATGCGAATGGAACAAGTAACATTGACACGCTCACAGTTGCGGACGGTGCAGTAACAGCACTTACTTTAGTGTCGGGTAAATACGCTTATCCTTTCAATGTTGAAATGGAAACGGCAACTTTTACTGACACAGCAATTGGTGAACGTGCAAATAACGCTTATGCAAGAGAGCAGAGCGCAACAGTAGTACTTCATGGTAATACGGCTTCTATGATAGTTCAGATTGAAAACCTTTGTAAAGGTAGAACTACATTGATTGCTAAGATGAATGACGGTACTTACGAGGTGTTGTTCTTATACAACGGTGCTAAGGTATCGGATGAAAGAACACCGGGAACAGCTTACGAAGATATGAACGGTAACACGTTGACTTTCACAGGGAAAGAAACTTCTAAAGCACCTAAGATTTCAAGTGCAATTGTACTTGCTTTGTTAGAGGTAACATCTTAATTAATTATTAACCTTAATTATTAAAGGGGAGGTTTGCGCCTTCCCTTTTTTTAGCACTATGAGAAAGATATACATAAAAGGTCTTGGAATGATAGACGATAACGAAGAGAACAAAGAGTTACTTATTAAATTAGGATTCAGAAAAAATGATACTATTAAGACAAGACCAATCGAACAAGATTACAGTAACGTTAAACGAGTTAAAAAACGAAAGTCTACCAAATAATTGGTTGTTTGTTTTTGATAATGCACAGTCTGACACGTATCAATATAAGATACAATTAACAGATGAAAGTCTAAGTACTGAAAGGTATAACTTATTCACACTCGTAGAAGGTACAGATTTAAACTTTACTTTCTTAGGTGACTATGCTTATTACGTTTTTCAAATGCCTAACGAAATAAGTACAGATCCAGCAGACGGTGAACTTGTAGAAACTGGAATAATGCGCTTAATTGAATCTACACAAACGGAAATTCCTACTTATATAGTTGACAGTAATACAAATATTTATGATAAAAACAATATTTAGGGAAGCAAACAAACCCGAACCAATTGAGAAAATAGATAGTAGTGGAACTGTCAAGTGGGGAACAGACAATTTATACCCTCAATTTTTAAATTCAATCTATTATAACAACCCTGTGCATGGTGGTATAATTAATCAAAAGGTTAAGTTTATCACAGCAGGGGGAATTGATACAGATTCAGTAGATAAAAGCATCTTAGATAATGGTGGTTCTGCTTATACACTTCAAGAAGTCATTGAATCTTGCACAAGAGATTACGAGATAGGAGAAACTTACTGTATTTTATTCAAAAAGAAGGTAGATGGTGAATGGTATGCAGACCCAGTTGACTTTGAACTTATAAGAGCGACTGAAGACGGTACTTATTACGAGTATTCAGACAATTGGAAAGGTCAGCAGTCATTAGAAAAGACAGGATATAGAAAGATTAAATCTATTTTTAAAGTAGGAGAAGAAGATTTAGAGTGTATTTTAGTTAATATCACAAGACCTAAACAACAAAGTATAGGTGAAGGACGTAAAGCTACATTAACTTGTAACTATTATCCTTCTGTAAATTATTCGGGTGCTATTACTTCTATAATGGCAGGTATTGAAATGGACTATTTCACGTACTCAGAAGTTGTTAACGGATATAAAGGTGGAGTTCTTATCAATATGGCTAACGGAAAGCCTGTAAGTGATGATGTAGAAGATAAGATCGTAAACGATTTAAAGGCAAATGCAAGCGCAAGAGAAACGCAAGGAGGTATTACTGTAACATTCTCAAACGGTAAAGATAATGCGCCTGAGATTAGCCAAATGAACGGCAACGATTTAGATAAGCGTTACATTGAAAGCAACAAAGAGATAGTTAAAAAGATTATGTATGCTCATGGTGTTATTAGCCCTGCGTTGTTTGGTTTAGCTTCTGAGGGTATGTTTGGTTCTAAAGAAGAAATGGAAACGGCTTACGTATTATTCCAACAGAACTACGTTAAGTCAAGACAAAGAAATATATCAGAGCCTATTACATGGGCATTTAAGAAGTTAAACGGTTTTGATGGTGTTATATTCTTTAACGAGTATAATATATCATTAGAGCAAAACATTGTAACAGAAGATGATAATACTGGAGCAGTTTCAGAAGCGATTAATGGAATGTCTCCATTAGTAGCCACTAAAGTTTTAAACGCTATGACAATCAACGAAGTTAGAGCGTTAGGTCAGTTAGAACCTTTACCAAATGGTAACGTTCCAAGTGGAGGAGTAGGTCAGTTTTCAAGTGAAGTTATAGATGACGAAGATTTACTTAATAGGTTTGCTAATTGTGGTGTACCACGTTCAACTAAAAAAATAGAGTTTAGTGCTTCATTCGATGCTAACGTAAGTGATGATGATTTTAAAGCACAATACATTAAATCCAAGTTTGCTACTGACTTAACAAAAGAACAACAGTTAATTGTTAAGATGATTAAAGAAGGTGCTACTTTTCCACAAGTATCTAAGGCAGTTGGTAAAGGTGGTAATTATCTTTCTAAGCAGTTAATCACTTTAGGTAATAATGGAATAATTGACGGATGGAGAGTAACAGAAGAAGGTAATACTGATGCAGTTGTTGAAGCTGAAATTGAAGTGCTTTACTCATACGAAAAAAAAGCAAACGCACCCGACTTAGTTAAGGGTGGAAAGTCAAGAGATTTTTGTAAGACTTTGATTGAGTTGGACAGACTTTATACACGTTCTGAAATAGATACAATTAGCAAAAATGTTAAGAGAGATGTATGGACTTACAGAGGTGGATGGTATCACAACCCTGACACTAATAGAAATACCCCTTCATGCAGACACGAATGGAAAGTAAACGTGGTTAGTAAATGAGTTTAAGAAGGTTTATACAAGATAAGATTGAGGGTATGGCTTTTGTATCTAATAAGTGTAACTTCCCAGCGCCTGTTGGTGGAGTTATTACCTTGTTAGATAATGTAACTTATTTAATTAACGGAACTGTTGACTTAGATGGTGATAGGTTACTTTGTGGAGTGAATACGGTTTTAATTGGAGGCTCTTCTGAAAATTGCAGAATTAAATCAACAGGCTTAACGAGTGCATTGATAACTTCGCAGTATTCACTACCTATTAGAAGTCTAACAATTGAAGCAGACCTTGCTCTTGATTTAGATGGAGATGGAGTTACAACTGCATTGGATTGGTTTGGTGTTAACTTTACCGACTGCTTGATTATAGGAACGATAAAAGACTATTCGAATTTCATTATGACAGATTGCGCTTTTCTTAATTCGGGTGGTCTTACTTTTGACGGTACAATTGGCACTATCGGTTTCTCAAACTCTTTGTTTGAGTGCAACAGTTCCAACACAGCAATAATACTTCCAGCAACTTTAACGATTACAAGGAGGTTCAGAGTTGCTTACTGTTCTTTTGTAGTGCTTAGTGGTGAAACAGGAATAAGTGCAGACTTATCTCTGACAGTTCCAACAGAAGCATACATATTAGATACGGTAAACTTTGGCGGTGGAGGCACTTATATAAGTGGAATAAACCAAAGCTATAACGATGCTCTTTTTATTAATTGTGTTGGCATAAATAATACATCTGTTAATGGACAGCTTTATATGCAAGGTAATGCAACAGCGACAACAATAGCAGGAACAAGCACATTTGTTAAAGTTGCTGGAACTACAACAGCAAGTGCAGACAATTCAAAAATAAGTCATTCAGATAATAGATTAACAATTGATGCAACCATAAACAGAAGATATTTAATCCAATGTCATTTATCTTTTAGTAGTGGCAACAATAATGAGTGCGAGTTTGGCTTTTATGATAGTCAGTTAACAGCCGTAAGAACTCCATCAAGAACAAAATCAACAGCGAATAGTGCTGGACGTGCTGAGAACGTTTCTTTTGCTTGCGTAATTAGTGGGAGTATTGGTGATTATTTAGAAATTTGGTGCGCAAATAATACAGCAACAACCAATATTACAGTAACAGAAATGAACTTTATAATAACAGAGATAAAATGAACGCATTTTTAATAGATACAGCAACACTTAAAAAGATAGGGTTTACAAATTCCAATGTAAACGATTCTATTGTAACACCTACACTAAGAAGGGTACAAGATACAATGCTTTTACCTATACTTGGAACAGAGTTCTTTAAAAGGCTTCTAACAGGTGTTGATGATGATGATTTAACAGCAAACGAAACAACGCTTTTGAATGAATACATAGCACCATGCTTAATTGCAGGTGTAGATTTACGTATTGTTAATCATGTTACATACGAAATACGTTCAAAAACAGCAGGAACTACAAGAGATGAACACATGAACCCTGTGAGTATTGCAGAAAAGAACCAACTTACAGATGATTTAAGAGCAGACTTTGAGGTGTACAGAGAAAGATTGATAGGATATCTTAAAGACAATAAAGAATTGTTTGATACTTATAACACTTGGGTATGTAGTTTTGAAAATATACAGCCTGACAATGGAGATACTTACACAACAGTTAGATTTGCATAATGAAGAAGTCAATTAATCAAATAAGGTTAGAATTAAAAGCTATTGCAGACGCACATCTTCAAGTTAATGACTATGCGTGGAAGGACTTTTTAAGAGCGTACACAGAGAACGACTTAAATTATCCTTTAATGTGTGCTTATTATCCGAGTGGCAATATCTATATGAACCAAACACAGATTCAATTAAACATTGTTATTTGTGATCGTATAGAAAAAGACTGGAATAAGAACTTAAACGAAGTTGAAAGCGATACTTTGCAGATATGTAGAGACATTTTTAATGTACTTAATGAATCTTCAAGATGGCAAAGAATAGGCAGAGTTTCTAATTGTGTGGTAAGCAAGTTTGTTGAGCGTTCAGGCGATGAAGTAGCAGGTCACACAATGCAGATAGATTTCTTAATTAGAGATAATTCAGGAGTTTGTGATTTACCTATGGAAGATTACAACTTTGACCAAGCGATAAGTCAAGGATGCCCAAGTGTAGATATATTCAATTCAGATTTAAGTTATACTGCTGAAGTTGCAAGTGGTGACAGCTTAGAACTTCCTGATATTGACTACGCTGTTAAGAACTCTTTAGGTACAACTTTAGCAGGTGCAACAGTTCCAAGTGTATCGAACATAGAAACAACTTTAGGTGATGTAGATAACATTGATTCAGACGGTTCAACAGTTCCAACTCCTGCGGGTGTTCCTTTTACTTGTACACCAAATGCGCCATGCGATGATGCGATTTTAACATTAAACACAAATCAAGGCAATGTGTTAATTCCAAGCGGTGTGACTGCAAATTCTAATTTATTAGATTTGAACGGCGATATAATTACCCCCGAATCAGTTTCATCACCAAGTTTAAATAATTATGAAATTGTAATTGATACGGCTACAAACACATGGAATAGAAATCCCGACTGGTTACCTATGCCAACAATTGACCCCTTAATTAATAATTTTGCTGGGTTGTTTTTGGTTTATGAATATGGAGTTAATGCCACAACAATACGCGCAACAAATAACGCTTTTGATATTGATTGGGGCGATGGTACAACGGCAACAAGTGATAACACTATACAATTAAAAGTATTTGATTATTCAACTTTGGCTGGAACGGTTTATGTAGATGGATATGGTAGGAACTACAAACAAGTGATGATTACCCTAACCGAAACGGGAGCGGCTACACCAACTTTACTTTATATTGACCAAGCTTCGGGGGTTGCAAGTTCTGACAGTATAAATTATTATGTAGATATAGTTTGTTCACTTCCTGATGTTTCAACATTGAGATTAAGCAACACAAGAGCGTTAAGAGTATTAGAGCGTTTTATTTGCCATGATAACGCACTTGTTTTGTATCCGTCTACTCTATTAATAAATACAAACGCTTTAAGGGTTTTGACTTATGACTTTTCAACGATGTTTAATTTTAGTTCATTTTTGAGATATACGGGAAATATTACAGAATTAAATGGAGTTCAAGCACCTTTCAATTTCACGTTACCTTCAACTGGAGCATATTTTTTAGGTAACTGCTACATAAAAGAGTTAGGAGATTTAACGCTCACAACTTCAAGCACATTAATATATTTCTTTTATCAATCTTTAGTTGAAAAAATAGGTAACATATCAATTCCAAACGCTACCGATATAAACAGCTTTTTGGCACAGATGCTATTATTAGTAAAAGTAGATAGTATTTATTTTCCAAGCGCAACGAACATGACTAACCTTTGTTCATATTCTACTAATTTGGAAGAAATACACATGACTGACTGCTCATCCGTAACAACCACAACAAACGCATTTATAAATTGTTACGCATTAAATAAGATAACTGCAACGGGATTAACAGTTGGAATCAGTTTTGCTAATGGCTCAATGGGTGAAACTGCTATAAACGAACTATTTACATCATTAGGTACTGCAAGCGGTTCGCAGACAATAACAGTAACGGGTAATCCAGGCGCGGGAACTTGCGATACAACAATAGCAACGGCAAAAGGGTGGACAGTAGCAACTTAATAATTAATAATTATGTGGTATAAGAAAAATATTGAAGAGTGGCAAATTGCAAACAAGGTTGAATTTCCAAATGGCGATGTATTAAAAGACAATCACGAAGATTCTA